GAAGTCAAGGGCACCAGTCGAATAGTTGACATTGAAGTCATCATCGAGTGGGTTGCGGTTAGACACACCCCATTGGGACTCACGCCAGTCATCGTCAGCCAACCGAACGCTGTCATCGAATAGAGCCTCTATGTTCGCTTCAATAGCCTGACCGGGGGAGACCTTGTAGGTATCTTCCAGCGTTAGTCGCTCATTACCCGTAACTGCGCTACCAGCAAAATCAATGAGAGCGGTGTAATTCTGTTCCGTCTCTTTGTAAAAGTTATCTATTTTTTCGATGCCGGAATCAACAGCGTTTAGGGCGGGATTGAGGAATCGCTGAACGAGATTGGGAGTTTCGGCTTCTTCCTGAAGGGCCATTCGTTGCCGCACTCGATCAGCCTCAATCATCTGCTGACGAGTTTCTTCTGACGCATCCTTGATTGGCTTACCGAGATTATCGGCAGGAGTCAAGGTTGCCGCTTCGTCACCAATGAACCTACCCATTTCGACCGCCAGTAATGGCTCGAAGGAATGAGTCACGCTGCTCAGCAGACTCCCACGGAGTCATGCCGATACCCCAAATAATTCCGACAGGCTCAACACCTAAAGCGTCTACGGCTGCGGAAATATGTTCTGGAAGGCTAGGCATTGTCTCTCAAGTAGCGAACGAATCGGACAAATGAACGCGGAGCGTTCGGATCGTTAGCCGCCCCCTCCAACAGAGGTAACGACTGGGCAATATCACTTATCTCCATCTGCGAGAGTTCTGAGACGTTGCGTGAAATCCCGTAAGACTCCGGCCCTCGACCTGGACCCAGCGAGTTACCTTCGGTAATCGGTTCGTCCGGTCGTTCCGTAGGAGCATCAAGCGGAGTGACCTTTGGCATCGAGGCAGCCTTCGCCATCTTTGCCGACTTCTGTATTTGCTGGAAGTCCTTCTGCTCTCCGTACCCGGCGTTGGGCAAGTCTTTAATTGATTGCCCCGGTGCGCCGTCAGTTCTTTCTGATAGCGCACCAGGGCCGCTTACGGGTGCAGGCTTTCGTGGTGCTTGGTATCCACCAGGCGGCACGACTACCTCCTACTACTTATTACGCTTGCGAATGACCGCTGAGTTATCCACGAGATTCGGGTAGCGACGACCCTTGGCGCTTGCTCGACGAGCCGCCTCGCTTTTCTCGCCTGGGGTCATCTTCTTCCGGTTCTTCTTCTTCGTGGGATTTGGGTTTTTCCAAAAGACTCGACCGGGCATTACTTCTTCTTTCTCTGGTACTTCTTTCGAGCGTCGATTGCCGCTTGACGATTGCCACCCTTACCGGCAGCAGCCTTCATTTCCTTGTTGACCTTGCGGCTAGATACGCCTTCTTTCAGGTCAAGGTTGCGGGTAATGATGTTCGCTCCCTTACCCTTACGGGCGCGGTACGCCTCCCGGCGCTTCATCTCGGCCTTGCGAGCCTTCTTCTTCTCCGCTTCGGTCATACCCTCAAGGGACTTGCGGTAAGCCTCGCGTCGGTTGAACTCGGCGCGATCAATCTTGCGACCGTACTTATCCCGCAACTGGCTCGTGGGCTTCTTCGGGCGAGGAGTTACCTTGTCCTTGTCCGATTCCTTCGGGGCAGTCCTCTCGGCTACGCCGCCTGCCTTGCTTGCGGCAAATCCACCCGCACCTACAGCAGCAGCAACAGGAGTTATGTCCCTGGCTTTCTTTCCCTTGCCCTTGCCTTTTGCAGCACTAGATCCGATAGCAGCGCGAGCAGCACCACGACCAGCAGTACCACGAGCAGCAGGGCCGCGACCGGAACTTCCACGACCGCCACCAACGGGCCTGGTCTTGAGATCAACGGGCTTCGCTGTGCGCCCCTTGCTGCCACCGCTAGTTCTACCTCCACGGACTACTTCGCCACGAACTACATCTTTGCTTGGCGTTCTCCTGCCGGAGCCGAGGGCGATTGGCTTACGACCAGATGTGGCACCCCCACCAACGCGGCGACCGCGAGGACCGCCACGGGCAACAGCAACATCTGTGCTTGGTGCGATCACCCTGCGTGCTTGACCGCCCTTACCCTTAATGCGGGTTACGCCGTCTTCTTCCTTAGCCCTCTCGGTTACCTTGTCGCCACGCTTGGCTGTACCGGATTTACCTTCTGGACCCTTCGGCGCGTCTTTGCCGCCTTCGCCTCGCCACTTCGGATTACTGGCCTTGACGTTACGCGGCGGGTTTACGAATCCAGCCTTAGAGCCACCTTCTGCCTGACCTTGACCGACGGATCGAATGCCATCTCGCATCAAGCCTTCGGTTTGCCTTTGATTGCTTGCCTTCGGAGCGTTATCCCGAAGCCGGTTGAGAACCTGCATCTCACCTTCGCGCAGATTCCCGCGCCTGGCTCGCTTCTCAAGAGTCTTCATTAGGCGAGACTCAGAACTTCTTGGGTTAGACAAAGCCTTCTTGAGTTCAGCAGGAGACATCTTGGCGATGGAAACATCACCACCAAGTTTCGGGTTCCTGATCGCGTCCTTTAATGCCTGACTGCCACCAGCCTTCTTCCTGCGCTCGACCTGTGCTTCCGAAGCCTCGCGCTGAGCGGAGGTCTTCTTTGTTACACCTTTTGTGCGGGTCTTGGGTTTGTCAAGACCTTTGCTCTTGTAACGCTTGTACGCGCCTTCGAGTCCAGTCTCGCTTCGCTTGAATCCCAACTTACCAAGAGTGTCCTCTACCTCTTTGGTGCTCATCGGGGTAGTGCGAGCCTCACCGCTCTTAGCCGGTGAAACGGGTCGAGCCGTTGTCGGCTCAGGCTCGTACTTAGGAGAACGCTTTTTTGTGAACCCTGGGCTGGTCGAACCACCAGGAGCGTCTGTCTTTAAATCTTTGGGCTTAGGCTGTGGACGACCACGCTTACCCGTGTCACCAAGTTTCTTAAGGTCTGCCGCCCGTTGCTTATCAATCATAAACTGGGGCTTCTTGGGAGCACCGGGCTTGACCGACTTGGGGCGCGGAAGATTCTTAAAGTTCGGGGGAACTTTCCTAAGTTGGAGAGTAGGGGTCTTCTTAGCCGTGGTCTTCTTGGTTGTCTTCTTAGCCGCTGCCTTTTTCTCGGCTGCCTTCTTCGTCGTCTTCTTGACGGTGGAAGTGCCAGGAGTTTTCGTGGTCTTCTTCGCGGTCTTCGCTGCCTTGGCAATCGGCTTTATGAGTTTGCCACCAGGGATAACGGTCATCCCTAGAAGGGCAGCGTCTCGCTTCGCCTTCTCAGCGTCCTTCCCCCGCATGAATGGCAGGCGCGGATCGAACGCGGTCTTACCCATACTTACTAGGTCTTCACCGAGTCCCTTAGCGACATCCCCCACAAAAGCCGGACCTAATCCGAACTTCGAGTAGCGGTTTCCCTTTTTCTTGGTTTGCCTCTTCGTTCGGGTTTGACCTGGCGGCTCACCAAATTTTCTCTTAGCCATTGTTTCCTCTAGTTACGGGGTTTGCGCGTGGCGTTCTTCCCAATGAAGTGCTGCAACATGTCGTGGTTCTTGTCGGCACGCAGTTCTTCAACGCGACGCTTGCGGTAACCGCGTGCGTCGTCCTTAAGGATCGCCTGCTTCGCGTTCTTCTTCTTCGACTTGTAACGCTTTTTACCCGGCTTCAAGTTCATTCCAAAGTTCTTAGCCAAGCGCCGACCCATACTGTCGTCGTAATTTCCTGGCATAACTACTTCAGGTTGCTGCCGCCAGCACCGATACCCTTGGGCTTGTCACCCTGGGGACGCTGCTGAGTGCCACCACCGGGCACAGAACCGCCATAACGCGAGCATTTGCAGGGCTGCGCCACAGGTGCAGATGCGTTACCGCCTTGAGTTCCAATCATTTTTTCTCCTACGCTGGAATTTGTCGCTGAATGTTTCCCTTAAGAACTGGGCTACCCGAACCGGAAAGTCCTGCAAGAAGGTTCTGCATAGACATCGGTGCCTGCGGCTGCTGGACTTCCGCACCCGGCATGGCTGTGTTTTCTGGTAGCCCTGGAATCTGTTCTTCTCGGGGTTGTTGCTGTTCTTGCTGTTCAGTTTTGGGCGGCTCAAACGCTTGCTTCACCGCTTCTTCGATTGGCGTTCCCTTCTTGCGCTCGTCAATCACGGTCGCAAGAGAGTTGACAACCTTCATGGGGTCTTGACCCTGGGTAGCCAAAGCGGGAATCGCTGAAGCGAGAGCCTGAATGCTTTGCTTCAAAGAGTCACGCATGTCCTCCATATCAACCGCACGCTCTTCTTCGGATGGGTTGATCTGGATAGGTAGATGTCGGCGAGTGAAGGATCGTGAGATCAACTTGTCGCCCCGCGCCTGTAGCGCGAAAACTAGAGCACGGTTGGGATCGAGGCCAGCGAGAAGCCCGTAGTCAACGTTCACGCCGTAGTTGCCCTGAATGTCGGTGCGCGGCGTGTACTTGAGGCTGAACGGTACTCCGTTGACCTTGCCTGAAACTTGGTTGACGCGATTGTTGAAGTAAACCTCATCGCAGCGCATGGAAAGGCTGATCGCCTCACCCAATGCTTCACCCAGGATGGCTTGCGAGACCTTGACTTGCTGGTCAAACGCGGCCTGTAGAGCCTTCACGCCCTGACCTGTGACGATAGATCCGTCGGCTTGACCGGCTCGTGACTCGGGGAATCGAGTTCCGTACTTCAACTCGTCGCTCAGAATGTTGTTCTCTGCGAACGAGTAAGGCGGTACATCCAGGCTTACGCGCCGGATCTTCTCTGGCGTGTTGCTTCGGATGACCGAATCCGGCCCCACGTTCAACTGGGTAACGTCCTGCGGGATTGCTAGTGGAGCCTCAACACTCTTCTGAGTGGCCTCCAACATGAGTAGCGCCAGCCGTGCCTTTGCTGCATACACGGGCAGAACGTCGTCAAATTGACCAGATACCCCTCCGTCGAACGTGGGTCGCTTCGCCAAGGCAACGGGGA